ACAATCTCCCTGCTTGCGCGCCCAATACGGAACCTTGACATGCAAGCCACCGAAAGTGTCTATCATGACCCGAGTCTTCGGGCTCTCTTGAAAGCCATCCAGAACCGTCGCGATCTCCATGGGCGCGCCGCAGTTTTTACAGTTGTGCAGACCTTCGAGCAAGTCTTCCTCATCATCCACGGGAGCTGATTCTCCGCAGGACGGGCAGCTCAAGACCTTTTTATAAGTCTCAATGTTGACCATCCCAAAAGCTTTGTCAGCCTTCGGCGCGTGGTACCAAGCTAGCAAGCCCTGATTCCACAAAACAAACAGGCTGGCGAACTGAAGAAGCTTGACCTGATTATGCCGACAAATGAGATCGACTATCTTCCCATAAGTCCTGGAGGTCTGAACGTCGTCGGCGTCTTCTGCGTTGTCTGGGGGGAATCGGACTGCTGGTACTTGGGCACTGAGGGCCGCGATGATTGCTTCTCCGTGAGCTTTGAATATGTTGACGACGAAATCGTAGAACGGCCCCTCGCTGCCCTCTCGTCCCTCTGTCTCAGCGAACCACCTGAGGCCGCTAGTGCCGATTGGCGCCATCCAATCCTGTTTGGTTTCGGACCAAAAGATAAACTGAATTCCGTGCCAAAACTCTTCATTCTTCTTCCAGAGCTTAATTTGTTGCTTTCGGACCCAACTATCTTCTTTTTCATATTTCTCCACAAGGAATTTTAAGCAATCCTTCAGCTCTTGCGGTAAATTGTGATTATTAGGGTCTTTATCTTTCTTCGCACGGTCGATTATAGACGCGTCCGGTGGAAGATTAGTACCCAGATCGCTAGGAGCAGGGGTCATATCTAAGCACTGTTCCTACAGGTTCTACACTCCCTCATGACACCGCTATTGCCATGACGGTATATAGTATTTCCTTCGTCGAAAAGATGACCATGTTTACAGAACTCCTTAACAGAGTTCAATGCAGCAACATTATCCTCTCCATACTTCAAGGAATCCATAATATTGTCACGTGGTGTTCCTATTTCCAAGTGGTCGGGATTCACACACGCTCGTGACTTGCAAATATCCATCTTATGACGTGAGACTACAGACTCATCATCTAATTCACCCAACTTACCAAAAGCCCACAAGGAAAGTCGAGGAACCCGATACTGCCTATAGTCTATCTTGAGTATTCCATAACCTGAAGAATGTTTAGATCGAGTCCACAACCAACATCCATTCTCATCTACATGGGAGTATAGCTTGACCACTCCCTGGAGATACTCTCTATCTAGCCTGTGCCTACGCATCAGTAGTTTTTCCTCTGGCGCCCGAGGCCCATCATCTCAAGCCCGCGCTGGAACTTGTTAGTCTCTCCAGTCCTCAAATGCGGGCCGCTTGGAAGATGGGGCTTTTTTATCTTCAGCTTTGGCCCGACCTTTGGGATTCTTAGTTTCTTCACTTTTGACCTTCTTTTCCTTTTTTGTTTTTCTCATGTCCCATTCCCCCAATCTTAGATTTCCGCGCCGTGCTCATTGCAGCAGCTACAGCTTGACGTTGAGGATGACCAGATGCCATCATCTCCCGAATGTTCTCGCTGATAACTTTCTTTCCTCCGCCCTTCTTGAGAGGCATTGTTTTAACCCGCTCTTTCTGCAAGCCGTCGAGCTTCATTTTCCAATTCCTGTCTCATATCGGCCAATTCTAGTTCCTGCTTCCGCCGCATCCAGCTCTTGCTAGTCTTAGGGACGGGCGTTGGATCGACCATTCCCGCGGTTTGCTCATCGATCAACGGTCGCTGAGCAATCTGCTCTCTGAGTAGAGAAATTTCCGCGATTAGTTTACCAACCGCTGCGGTGTTTGCAATTTCCGCGGTCAGGAGGGGCTGAAGCTCTCGTTGGATGAGTCTCGATAAGAATTCCCGAATTTTTCTCACCTAAATCTCCTAAGTCTGGACTTGGGGACGGGCATAGGCTCGTAATTGAAACTTACGTTCTCCAAATGCTCCATTCTCCGGTAGTAGGATGTCCAGTCCCCACTCTTCTGGAAATCTCGGATAACAAGATCCTGCGCGCTTCTTTGGGCCGCTTCCGATCCAATCATGCCTAGGTAATTGTTCGCTGAACAAACGAGATAGCGGAGCGCGTCGTATGGATCATCTCCATGGAATTCCTTCACGTCTTCCGCGGGTTTCTGACTGATTTGGGACTTTTTGTCGTAAATACAGAGCGGGATCGTCGTCCTGAGGACTACACAGTTCTTGAATATCTGGAGTTTGGGGATTATCTCTTTTTTCTTCTCTTTGTAGGAGTTTAGATAGCCCTGATAAGCATCCGGGCCTCTTTTTATCAAAATATCCTTCGCTACGTCGATGTCGAATGGCTCGGGCGCGTCTTTCACTCTGTTATCCCACCTCAGGTACTCCTGAATCATCAGTTTCCCGATTATTCGGTCGTTTTCCGCCTGTCTCGCGGCCAAGCCTGAATATTGGCTGAATTGATCTACCTGAGTGTGCCCTTCTCCCCGGTTGGCCCATGCTGAACGACACATCACAACATCGGTTAACTTTTCATTCCGTGAAAGATTCCCGATCTCGGTTGCCCACTCTATGGTCTTTGCTTCCTTGATGCAATACTCCCGATAAACATAAAGTCGGTCATCGGGACTCAGAGCGGCCCAGAGCGCGCAGGTCATGGCCGTGTAGCCCCAGTCGATCGCTAGGAACCGTGGCCACCATTCAGGTATTGGAAACGGTGCGATAACGTGCAGCGCGTTCTCCGGTTCCCCGGGGAAATTCTCCTCTCGGTAATCGTTGAATACCTGACCCTCGAATGTCGACCAATCTCCCTCTAGTTTCGCGCGCCGCTCAGCCTCGGGGAGTGAGCCAAGACGATTCACATACTGTGGATCGTTCTGCATTAAATAGGGATTGTCTTGAGCGAAGCTCTGAATAAAAATACGCCTGAGTGAGGTCTTCCGGTCGACGAGAATGGTCCCGTAAGGAGCGGGCTCCACAAACATCTTTCTCACCCAGGCGTGACCAGAGTTTCCAGGGTTGGTCGCTGAACGAACTATGGCAGGGAGATTACTTGATGATGAACGACATCTTGTCCGGCTGATATAAATGTATTGAAATTCTGTGAAACTAGTTAGCTCATCGAACGCGGCGTAGTTGTACTCGGCGGTATCGTACTTTCTTACGTCCTGCTCGTATTCAATATGACCGAATTGCATGACCGCGCCGCTCGGGAAATGCCAACGCTTCTTATCGTTGTTATAGCTCGCGCCCGTTAGACTGTACCAGTCCCGGCTACGCAATATTATTTCTGATTCCAGCTCGGGATACGTTCGGCGGAAGATGATTCCCTTGAAACGCGGCTCTTTGTAGAATCCCCGAATGATCGGGAGCATTATCAGCAGTTCCGATTTCCCGCCCCCGGCCGCTCCACCGTACAGAGCCTCAAAGATAGAGTCGGGAAGACTGGCGAACATCTCCTGACGTTTGTGCGGCTTCCAGACTCGATCTAGCTGGACGTTCGTGTTGTCGTAATCGACCGCTCTCATTGATCGTTCGGGGCCCTAGATTTTCGGGGCCCATCCTGTCTACCCGATCTCAACGATCTTGAATCCCGATTCTTTCCTTAGCTCGGGCGCGTAGAGGACAAGATTGATTCGGCTATTCCTGTCCTCCTTGGGCATCGATCTTTCTACCACGGTCGCCATATTTCTAGCTACCGTTGATAGTGCAGTTGCATTCAAGTCTTGCAGTTTGTCTTCCGTGATAAGCCCTAGGCTCAACATCAGTTTTTGCAGAGCCTTATCGCGCGCGGCGTCGAGGGCGTCCTGCACTCGGGCTTCGCTAATCTGGCCCCCAACGCCGCGCTCGATCTGAGAGACATTCTGTTGAGTCGTTTTGAACTCCTCAGCGAGAGATGTCTGAGTTTCCCCGAGTCTTGAGCGGATCGCGATTTCGGATCTCTGTTCTGTCGTCAATCCGAAACTTCCCTCGGCTCTTCCTGGTCGTTGAATAGGAACGTGAGTGATTTTATTGCCGAAACGATTAGCGAGATTCTTCGGGTTCTCTAATCGCTTGATCGCTTGTTCCTGTGTGATGTTCATCTCAAGCTCACATTCTTCTTCAGTAATTCCACCGTGTTATCGAATGCTCTTTTGAGCAAATCAGGGTCGAGTTCCAATTGATAAACTGTCCCACTGCGGGCCATTCCTGCCATGACGCAATCAACTATGTAATCCAGCACGTCGATCAAATTAACGTCTGGACGAATCCCGTCTTCATAGTTGATGTGATGTCGATTGAGTTGTCGATGTTTATCCCACCATTCGGTTCTCTCAAACCCGGTCAGGAAATCCCTGTGAAATCCCTCGATATCAGAAAGCTTGTCGAAATCATGGTTCTCGGCCGCTTTGCGGATTAGTGACTCAAAATATCTAAGACCTTCCTGAACGTCGTGGATGTGCTGCTTGGAACTATTCAGTAGGGTATCCAGGCTCACGTTCTTGAAATCACAAGTTCTGGTATCGGCCGTAGGGCTACTTTGGACGGTAATCATTCTCTGTCTCTGATAGGATTTCTAGATTCTGACGGATTCTTAAGTTTTTAAAATTTTTTACAAAAATCCATTAAGCCACATTTTAGCGCGAATGAAAGGCGAAGTCAAGCGGTTTATCTCCTTTGTTTTCAGTAGTTTAGGGGTTTCGCCTTTTCTTCATAAAAAAATTTTTATTTTTTTTTTTGAAAATTCCCGGTGGGGAAGTTTCATTTTATAGGATTCCAGATTCTGATATTTTCCGAGTTCTGAGGGATTCGCGATTCCGATAGCGGATTCCGGCGATTCTGGCCTTTCACGGCCTTCAGGCGTTTTTCGTTTCCCGCAAGCCTTTTAAAACGCCAAACGCCGCGCTTTCTGCGGCCTACAGCGATTCGGCAGGCCTTTCCGGAACAAGAAGTGCATCCTTATTAATACGGCGCGTTCCGGCGCGCGTTTTTGCCCTGAAAGCTTTGCCGCGCATGCTTTTTCATTATACATGAGTAGATTCTGTTTTGTTTGTGGGAAGTGAGTGGATGTTTATTTAAACTGTCTTTCGGGATTGATTTTCCCGACTGTCTTTCGCTTTTGATAACCCGCGCGGAGCGCGGGCGGGGGAGCCTTTCGGGGGGCTGGCAGGGGGGCGCGTTATCAGAATCGCGAGAAGCATGCTTTCGCGGCGCTGATAAACGCGCGAAACGCGCACGAATCAGCCTCGAATCAGGTGAATCGTGCGCCAGAGTGCTCGGATATCGCGTTTACGGGGGCCAAG